ATGCTGCTATCCATGATGGACTTTAACAAAAAGGATGAGCTGGAGCAGAAAGTACAGCAAAACAGCCTGCTGATGCAATCCCTGGCCATGTTCCAGCAGATGGCGCTGCAGCTGGCAAGCCAGGTTAACCCCGCCATGGCGGACCAGATGGCCAACGTGATTCTGGGCGGGCAGAACATGCAGCAGCTGGGCAGCGGCGCCATGCCGGCGCAGCAGATGGGCGGAAACGGCGCGCCTGTGCAGGGCGGCGCGCTCAACGGCGAACCTGGAACCATCAACGCGGCGCATATGGTCAAGGCCAGGGAGCGGGCGGCCAATGCCAGCCAGCCGACGTAATCGGGCTTTCAAACCCTGATCGGAATATGGTATCATGATCATGCCGGACGGGGTGGCAGCCGATCCGGCGCGGGTACGTCTCCCCGCGGCATCTCCTCCTATTTTTGCCGGCCCGGCCATAGGGAGAATGGCCGGGCTTATTAATTGCTACGCGTGCTACTCCCCTTCGGGGAAGCACGCTCGTACACTCTCCATCTTGCCTCTGGGCGCGTCGCAAACCCACAGGGGGTTTGCTCCTTGTCCGCGTGCTACTCCCTTTCAGGGAAGCGCGCTCGTACTCTTACCGACTTGGCGCTTGGCGCGTCGCAAACCCGCAGGGGGTTTGCTCCTTGTTCGCGTGCTGCTCCTTAGTCGGGCTTTTTTTTGTATTTTGGATTTGATACCATATGATCAAGGGCTCATCCACCATACGGATAGACGGGAGCGGCCACCATACGGCCAGCGGAGGAAATGCGATGGAAAAATTGGATTTGCAACGGTTTGCCGAAGGCCAGGACGCGGGCGGCATGAACGCGGGCGGCGGGGACGTCACCGGCGGCGCGGACAGCAGCGCGGGCGTATCGGGGCAGGCGGCAACAGACCAGGCGCAGGGCCAGGCGGGCGGCGTATCGTTTGCCAGCCAGGCGGCGTATGAGGAGGCGGTGGGCCAGCGGATTCAGCAGGCGATCCAGCAGCGGTTTAAAAACCAGAAGGATTTGCAGGGCCAGATCGACGGCTATCAGCCCATCATGCAGGCGCTGGGCATGAAATACGGCCTGGATGCCAGCAATGTGCAGGAAATCGCCAAGCGGCTCACGGACGACGATAGCCTGTACGCGGAGGAGGCGGCGCGCCAGGGCGTAAGCCCTCAGATGCTCAAAACCATGAAGCAGCTGGAGTTTGAAAACAACAGGCTGCACAGAGTGGAGCAGGAATCGCTGGAGGAAAAGCAGATGCGGCAGCACTACGAAACGCTGGTGCGCCAAAGCGAGGAGCTGAAAAAGGTGATCCCCGGCTTTGATCTGCAGCGGGAGCTCCAGAACGAGCGTTTTGCCCGCATGACGTCGCCCGGCGTGGGAATCAGCGTGCGGGACGCATACAACGCCATTCATTTTGACGAGATCCAAAGGGCCGGGATGCAGTATGCCGCCCAGCAGGCGGGACAGCGCATCGCGGCCAGCGTGCGCAGCGGCGCCAGCAGGCCCATGGAAAACGGCTTGCAGAGCCAGCAGCCGGTGAACATGGCCATCGATATCAAGCACATGGACAAAAAAACCCGCGAAGAATACGCCAGGCGTATTCGCAACGGCGAAACCATCGACTTTGTGAACAGGATCTGAACGGGCTGCCTCCCATCGGGGCGGCCCGGCATGAGGAGGTAAAAAAACATGAATGAATATCTGCATAACCTGATGCTGGCCCCCGACAGCGGCGGCCAGGGCGGCCATCCCGTGGCCAACACGGGCGACTATACCAACGCTTACACCGGCGCGCATGAGGCGTTTAACGCCCAGCACTCCATGGCCCCGCAGCTTAAGGAGTGGTACGATACCCAAGCGCTGGAGAACGCGCGGAACAACCACGTTTTCGCCCAGTTCGCGGACAATGTGCCCCTGCCCGAGAACCACGGCCTGATCGTTACCAAGCGCAAGCCCAACACCTTCGGCGATGTGCCCCGCCTGGTGGAAGGCGTGATCCCTGACGGCGACTATTTCGGGTATACCGATTTGCAGTTCACCGTCTACGAATACGGCGCTTACACGCCCATTGGCCGCAGGCTGCAGCGCCATGCTGTGGACCCCGTGGCCCAGGACGCGGCGGAAGAATTGGGTGCCGCCGGCGGCAACAGCCAGGACAAGATCGCCAGAAACGTAACGCTTTCCGGCAGCAACGTAATGTACTGCGACAAGGCGGACGGCACCGCGGTGACCAGCCGATCCCAGCTGACCAAGGACTGCGTGCTCACCCCCACCATGGTGAACCGCGCCGTGACGTGGCTCAAGAAGCACAAGGCCCCCAAGATCAACGGCAAATACATCGCCATCATCCATCCCTCCGTGACCTATGACATCCGGGAGAGCAAGGGCTGGCTGGATGCGCACGAATACGCCCATCCCGATGAAATCTATAACGGTGAAATCGGCGAGCTCCACGGCGTGCGCTTCATCGAATCCGATAACGCGAAGGTGTTCAAAGGCTCCGCGCTGGTTACTGCCGGCGCGCTGACAACCAGCGAGGACGTGGTGCGCAGCGCCACCATCCCCGTGACGGGCGGCACCATCGCGGCGGGCGCACTGGCCAATCGCTACGTGCTGATCGGCGGGGTCAAGTGCAAGGTGGTATCCAACACCACCAGCGCCCTGACCATCGAGGACCCCATCACCGTGCGCGCGGGCGCTAACATCGTGCCCGGCGAAGGCGGTGCGAACGGCATTGCGGTCTATGGCTGCATCTTCCTGGGGGCCAAAGCGTTCGCCATGGTGGACGTGGACGGCGGATCCATGGAAATGATCATCAAAGCCCCCGAGGAGGCGGGCGGGCCGCTGAACCAGTTCGGAACCGTCGGCGTGTACTTTGAAACCGGCGGCGGCGTGCAGTACGAAGAGCGCCTGCTGCGCGTGGAATGCGGCAGCTACTATTCCGACGTGGACGAGGACGCCGACGCGGAATAACCAAGGAAAACCAACCCCCGAGGGCCAAGCCGGCCCTTGGGGATTTGGCAATTTTAAGGAGGCCGAAAATGGCGAAGAAATTGACGACGGAAGAAGAAATCCAGGAGCAGGAAATCCAGGGCGCGCCCTATGATCCCTGGAAGGACATGCGGCGGGTGTTTATCCCCAAAATGAGCCGGGGCGAACAGGATACCCTGGAAGTGGGCGTGAACGACAAAACCTACTTTGTGCCCAAAGAGCAGTTTGTGGAAGTGCCCGCGCCTGTGTGGGAAGTTGTGAGCGAAATGCTCAAGCGCCGCAAAATTATGGAAACCGAGGCCAAGAAACACAGCGGCGAGCGCCAGGTGCACATCTGATAACTGAACGCCCGGCGGAAACGCTGCCGGGCGTTTTTTGAAAGGAGGCGGGGCTATGACGGTGGAAAAAGCGCTGTTTCTGGTGGACGAATTAAAGCCCAACCAGATCGAGAAGGCCCGGAAATTGGAATGGCTCACCAATGTGGACCGGTATATTTTTGATCATGTGATCCAAACCCATGAGCCGGACGAGGATACGCCCACGGAGTATGCCGGCTATGACCAGGCGACGGAGCCGGACACGGAGCTGCTTGTGAAAGCACCCTTTGACGAGCTTTACCGGTTTTACCTTGAAATGCACATCGACCTGGCCAACCAGGAATACGACAAATACAACAACAGCGCCCAGCTGTACGCCAACGCCCTGAGCCAATATAAGCGCTGGTATCACCGGGAGCACCGGCCGAAGATGCCCCGGCAGCATTTGATTTTTGACTGGTTCGAGGGCAAAAGGAAATGCCGGCGCGGGCCGCTGGGCCATTAAACGAAATGAGGGTTTGCCATGCTGTATCCACTTTTGAATCACATCGACACGCAGCGCCTGTGGACGGAAAGCTTTTCCGGGCTGGACCGGCGGCCCAGGAGCTATGACGGCACCTTTGAAGCCATGGGCAATATGGTGGGGGAGCCCTGGCCCCTGCTTTGCGCCAGGAAGAAGCGGGGCCTTTTGCGGGAATTGGAAAAGCCCCTGGGGCTCATGGCCCTGGGAAAGCTTGCCTGGATCGACGGGCAAACCCTGTACTATGACGGGGAGGAAACCCCCATCAACGATCTTTCGCTGGAGGAAAATATGCTGCCCAAGCGCATGGTGGCCATGGGCAGCTATATCCTGGTATTCCCTGATAAAAAGTATTACAACACCGTAAACCCCGAGGACTATGGGTCCATCGACCGGATGTACGGCACCCGGGACGGGCAGAAAATCAAATACAGCCTTTGCGATATGGACGGCATTGATTATCCCCGGGGGGAAATGACCGAAGGGGACGAAGCCCCGGAAGACCCCCAGGAGGGGGATTACTGGCTGAATACCGGCGTGACGCCCCACGCGCTGTATCAATGGGGCGGCAATCTCAATAACTGGGTGGGCATTTCCAGCGTGTACGTGCGCATTTCCGCGCCGGGGATCGGCGTGGGGCTGAATAAGTACGACGCCGTCACCTTAAGCGGCATCCGCTATGAAGGGGAAACGGACGGCGTGAAGGATCAGCTGGAGCTTTTGAACGAAACCCAGGTGGTGCAGGCGGTGGACGACAATTATATCGTGGTGATCGGCGTGATCGACGAAAACTGCGAACAGCAGGAGGGGCAGCTGCGGGCGGACCGGGAAGCACCGATCCTGGATTTTGTGGTGGAAAGCAACAATCGCCTGTGGGGCTGCCATTACGGCGAGCAGGACGGGGAATTCGTGAACCGGATTTACGCCTGCGCCCTGGGCGATTTTAAGAATTGGCGGAAGTATCTGGGCACCAGCCTGGACAGCTATTACGTGAACGTGGGAACGGACGGGCCCTTTACCGGCGCGGCGGTTCACCGGGGGTATCCCTGGTTCTTTAAGGAGAACGCGGTGCACCACGTGTTCGGCGAAATCCCAAGCAACTTCCAGGCCCAGGTGACGCAATGCGACGGGGTGCAAGCGGGCAGCGAAAACACCGTGGTTTCCTATAACGGCAGCGTGTATTACCTGGGGCGTCATGGCCCCCAGGTGTTTGAAAGCCTGCCCGCGGCCATCGGAAAGCCTTTGGGGGACGGGCATCTGACAGAGGGCTGCGCGGGCCAGGCGGCGGGGATCTATTATTTGAGCGCGAAAGAAGAGGCGGGGAATTACAGCCTGTACACCCTGAACGTGGAGCGGGGCGCCTGGCACCGGCAGGACGACACCCACGCCCTGGCCTTTGCGGAACTCAACGGCGAAATGTACATGCTCACCAGCACGGGCCAGCTCTTTTCCCTGAACGGGACGGAGGGGGAATTGGAGGAGGAGGACGTGACCTGGTACGCGGAAACCGCCGTGATGGGCTATGAATACCCGGATCATAAATATCTGAGCCGGTTTCTTCTTCGGATGAAGCTTGGAAAAACGGCGGACTGCGAGCTATCCGTCCAGTATGATTCGGACGGGATATGGCACAGCAAAGGCACGGTGCGGGGAAAGGGCAAGGTAAAAACGTACCTTCTGCCCATCATCCCCCGGCGGTGCGAGCATATGCAGGTGCGTTTATCGGGCCACGGGGATATGCAGCTGTACGGCATGGCGCGGGAATTGGCCATCGGCAGCGACGGAAGATAAAAGGGGGTATCACACATGGCGACTTATGAAAACAGGATTGTCCTTGGGGCCGGCGCTCAGGCCGCCGGGAACGCCGCGGCCGTGCAGCAGGCGGCGGCGCGCCAGGCTCTGGCTCAGCAGCAGGCGGCGGCCCTGGCCCAGAGAACGGGCGCGGCAGGGACGCCCGGCGCGGGAAGCGTGAGCCTGTATAAGCAAACCACGGGCAAAAGCACCGGCGGCAGCGGCACGGGAACCGGAAACGGCACAACGGGCCTTGCCCAGACCGGGGGAACGCCCGCAAACGGCAAAAGCTATTTGCAGGGCGTTTTAGCCAACGCCCCCGGGGCGGCCCCCAGCTATGCCGGCATCGGGGACGCGGTGGGCGAATGGGGCGGCTTCCCCATGAGCGGGGCGGTGATGCAGGCGCAGAGCGTATTGGAAAGCGTGCTGGCCAATCGTCCGGGGCCCTTCCAAAGCAAGTACGCGGACCAGATCAAGGCGCTTTACGACCAGATCATGAACCGGCCCGCCTTTACCTATGACGTAAACAAGGACCCGCTTTTCCAGCAGTACAAAAACCAATACATGGTAAGCGGCCAACGGGCCATGCAGGACGCCATGGGCCAGGCGGCGGCCCTGAGCGGGGGCTATGGGAGCAGCTGGGGGAATTCCGCGGGCTTCCAGGCGTATCAAAACTACATCCAGCAATTGAACAACATGATCCCCGCCTTAGAGCAGCGGGCTTTCGAGCGCTACGCCTACGAGGGCGACGAAATGCGCAACAACATGAACATGAACATGACCCTGGACAATACCGACTATGGCCGGTATCGCGACACCGTGACGGACTGGAAGGACGACCGCTCCTTTGAATACACCCGATACCGGGACGCCATGCAGGATTGGAAGGACGACCGGGCCTTCAATTACGGCATGTACCGCGACCAGGTGGGCGACTACCAGGCGGACCGGGCCTTTGACTACGGCATGTATCGCGACCAGGTGGGCGACTTCCAGACAGACCGCGCCTTTGGCCTGAACTATTACAATTCCGAAGCGGACAGGGAAATGCAGAACTATTGGAACCAGATGAATTACAACCTGGACCAGCAGAAAATGTATCTCCAGTACGCCGACAAGCTGGGCGGCGGCGCTGCGGGCGGACAGGGCGGCGGGCGGTATTCGGCGGCGCCCGGCGGAAACGCGGGCGGCGTAACGGCTGCGCCCACCACCCCGGCGGCCAGCCCCGCGGCGGGGACGGTATTGCCGCTTTATATGCAGCAGACGCCCAGCTTCGGCATTCCCGCGGCGGGGGCGGCCACCCCCGGCGGATACAAGGCCGTGACCACGGGCGGCGGCGAAGACATGTCTTACCGCGCCACGACGCCCTATTACCTGGGATCGGACCCGCAGAGCATGGCAAACCGGAAAGAGCTCTGGCGCGTGCTGGGCAAGTAAAGGAGGGAAATAACCGATGAAGCAGCGGACTAAAGAGCAGGAAAAAGAGCGCGAGCGGAAGGAATATGAAAAAGAACAGCAGGCCAAGAAGCAAGAGCAAAGCGCTCTTGCTTCTGGCCGTTCAGGGGATACCACGCCCACGGCTAAGGCCCAGCTGCCCGCCGGCGGCCAGGGCGTGAATTTTGGGAATAAAGGCGGGGACAGCCTGGCCCAGAAGCCGGAAGAAAAGAAAAGCCCCACTTTACAGCAGAGCCTTGCCGATTCCCGGGGCGTGGTGGATCAAAAATGGATGGACTTTATCAAAAACACCGCGAAAAATCAGGAATACCAGGCCCAGCAGCCCGCCTATACCATGCTGGGGGCGCATAAAGATGCAAACAGCGCCAACCAAAAGGGCTATACCTTCGAGCAGTACCGCAATTCCATGCAGCGCCTGGCCGACGAAAAAAAGGCCCACCCGTACAATTTCCAGAATCAGCGCTTGCAGGAAATCATGGACGACACCGTGGCGAAGATCAAAAGCTGGAGATCGGACACCACGGGCAGGGATTTGGAGAAAGACGCCCACGAAATCACCCAGAAATACTATGAGGATATGGCGGCGGCCTATAACCTGAATCTTTTTGATGATCCTCGGTCCAAGGATCCGGTGGGGATCTCGCAAAAAAGGATGGCGGACAATCTGGAATACCTGCGGGGGCAGTATGCCGCCAACGGGAAGAGCCCCATGGAGATCAAGAGCCTTTTGGATCAATCCAACTACATGGACGCGCTCCAGGTGATGCGGGGAAATAAGCAGAATATCCAGGACTTTGTGGCCCAGAACGTGCAGGGCGACTGGACGCCGGAGCAGAAGGACCTGGAAAAACAGGCGGCGGGCTTTGAAACCGTGGACGCGAAGAGCGTGGTGGACAGGATGCTGAACGGGGAGTGGTATAACCTGAACCTGAACGAGGCCGCGGCCTGGCAGGAATTCATGCGCGACCCAGAAAACCAGCGCCTTTTCGCACAGGGGGACGCTGCCCAGATCACCCAGCGATTGAAAGAGCAGAACACCCAAAAGGCCGCGGACCTGCGCCGGCAGAAGGGCGCGCCCACCTATGAGCAGGCGGACGCGTATCTCACCCAGCATTCGGACGTTTACGATCTCACCAAATTAAATCCTGGGCACGACGCGGAATACGCGGCGCTGTATAACCAGCTCCCCGCCATTTTTGAGAAAGTGTGGGCGAATGGGGCGGGCTCCCTGACCGATATGGAGCGGGACGTGTACCAGACCGCTTTGAACACGGCGAATAATCCCGAAATGAACTATGCCCTGCTCAACGGCGACCGGGAAAAGGCGCTGCCCCTCCTTGCCGCCTTCGGCAAAGCCAAGGCCCAGGAAGTGCAGGGGATGAGCAATAATATGTTTGCCCAGTACGATCCCACCCCCTACCAGCGGGCGCTGCGGGAGGCGTATCTCAACACCCCCGAGGGGGCGAAGGAGTGGGAAGAAGAGGCCATCGGCACCGAATACGAGCAGGAAGCCAAAGACAACGCCTGGCACGTGGAACGGGCGGCGGATGCCAAGGACCTGCAATCGCGGCCGGACTTTGAGGAGCTGGCCAAGGTAAACACGGAATACGCGGATTCGGCTCTCTATCGCCGGGTAAACGGCCTGCCTGTGCCCGCGCTGGACGCGAGCAATCTGCTGCCGGTAAACTCTGTATTGGGCGGGTATCCGCAGCGGGGGAATCCTGGGGAAGATCTGATCGTGGACGGCATGACGGATCTGCAAAAAGACACCTTCAACGCTTATTACCGCCTTAATGGCCCTCAGGAGGCCATTGATTACCTGGAAAGCCTGCAATATGAGCTGGGCGAAAAGCTGAACCAGAAACAGGCCGAGGCCATGCAGAACCTGGGAGAACAGGGAGCGGGCGGCGCTGCTCTGGCCAGCGTTCTTTCCGTGCCCATGAGCGTGATGCGGGGCGCGGGGTATCTGGATATCATGCTGCAAAACCTGAGAAACCAGGTGGGCGATTATCAGCCTGTGAATTACAATGGGCTTGCGCAGCTGCCCGGAAACATGGCCGACGCTGGCCGCCAGGGCGTAATGAACCAGGTGGACTGGAACGTGAACGTTCTGGGCAGCGACGTGGACCTTTTTGATTTTTTATACGGTACGACCATGAGCGGGGCGGATTCCATGGCGGCGGGCGCTGCGGGGCCCTGGGCCGGCGCTGCTCTATTGGGTACAGGAGCGGCCCAGAGCACAGCCCAGGATCTGGCCGAGGCGGACGCATCGGACCGGCAGATCGTCGTAGGAAGTACCCTGGCCGGGGCCTTTGAAACCCTGTTTGAGCATTTGAGCATCGGCGCGTTTTACGATGAGGCGAAGCACCTTGGCAAGCGCTCGTTCGGGGAGGCCATGAAAAATATCTTTGCCCAGGCCGGCATTAACTTTTCGGAGGAATTTACCACCGAGCTGGCCGATATGGTGATGGAGGAAAAGATCTTAGGGAGCAAGAGCAAAACCGAACAGCAGTACAAATATCTCACTGATATGGGCGTGAAGGAAGAAACAGCCAGGGACCTGATCGCCAAGGATAAGGCGCTGCGGCTGATGGAGGCGGGCTTTGGCGGCGCTCTGATGGGTGGAGCCTTTGGATCGATCTCAAACATCACCAGCGACATGGCGACCAACAGCTATTTGAAGGGCCTTGGCAAAGCCGTGAGCAAGGACGCCCGGGCGGGCCTGCAGGAATTGGCGGCGAATCTGGGCGGGGACGCGGCGAAGCTGGCCGGGAAATACAACCCCGCGAAGGCCGGAAACGTGAAGACCGGGAAACTGATGGAGGCGGTTGGCAAGGAGGCCCAGGGCCGGGCCATCAAGGGCCAGGGGGCCGTGGGCAACCGCACGCGCCAGATCGTGAAACAATTGAGCGCCCAGACGGGGCGGGCGGAAACCGCGGCCTGGGGCCGGGGCTTTGATGCCGAGAACGCCACCGACCAGGAGACGGGGGCCCTGCTTCGGCAGATCTTTAAGGATCTCCCCGAGGCCGGGCAGCTTAAAGCCACCGTGCGCCAGGCCGTGGCCTATGACATCGCGGACCAGATCACGGCCCTTGGCGGAAACGAAAGCCGGGACAGCGCCCTCAAGGCGGCGGACGCCCTGGCCAGCCTGTTTGCCGGGGAGGAGCTCAGCAACGATCAGATCCAGGCCCTGGCCGGCAGCGAGGGCGGCATGGCCCTGATGCGCCAGATGATGGGCGGCGAAACGGCCAACCACCAGCAGGCCCTGGGAGAGGTGGAGGATGTGCCCGGGCTGGAGGATGCGCCCATTGATGCCGATCAGGCGGAGGGCCAGCCGGGTGTGGCCCCCACCACCCCGGAGGGCCAGCCCATCCCCGGCGGCACCCGGGAGGATGCCGCGCAGCCCGGACCGGAGGACATGGAAAAACAAAAAGGCCCTGCTCCCGATGAGCAGCGCAGGGAAGGAGAAGCCAAGCCCACCACCCCGGAGGGCCAGCCCATCCCCGGCGGCACGCGGGAGGATGCCGCGCAGCCCGGACCGGAAGACATGGAAAAACAAAAAGGCCCTGCTCCCGATGAGCAGCGCAGGGAAGGCGAAGCACCCACCGGCCCGGTGGGCCAGCCCATCCCCGGCGGCACGCGGGAGGACCGCGCCCAGGCCACACCGGCGGATGAGGAAAAGCAGAAGGGCCCCAAACGGCCCGAGACCCGGGTGAAGATCAAAAACCCGGACGGCGGCGAAAGCACCGAGCGGGATGTGACCTTTAAAAAAACCGACGACGGCCTGGTGGCCGTGGACGCGGACGGCGGGGAAACGGCAGCGGATGATCTGGAGCTGTCGCCTGCCCAGCAAAAAGTAATCAACCTGGCTGAGGGCATGGAGGACGAAGAAGCGGCCAACGACATGATCAGCACCCTGCAGGGGGAAACAGACCCCGAAACGGCGGGACAGAACGCGCTGGCCTTTATTGGCGTTCAAAAACAGGCGGCCCGGGGCGTGAGCCTGGACCAGAGCGGGAGTTTATTCGGCAATCTCACCCCGGCGCAAAAGCAGGCGGCCTGGCAGGCCGGGAGGCGGCAGTATGAGGCGGCGCAAGCAGACACCCGGATGCGCACCCAGGAGGCGGCGAAGCGCGACGGCGTTCGCACCATCGACCAGGCGCAGCCCGACGAGACGGGGCTTTATTACGCCGGGGTGACCAAACCCACCACCCCGGCCCAGAAGGTGCACTTGCGGCTGCTGAACCAATTCGCCCGGCAGAACGGCTTGCAAATCCTGGTATATGATACCCTGGGCAGCGCCAACGGCGCTTACCGCACCGGCAGCAACGTGATCAGCATCGCCCTGGACGCGGAGGGCGGCGGCCTCACCCGGGCGGCCAGCCATGAGGGCTATCACTATATCATGGACCACGATAAGGAGGCCGGGCAGAAAATCCGGGATTTCGTGGTGGAGCAGCTGAAGAAAACGGACGGCTACAATCTGGATGAGCGCATCGCCCAGGTGAAACAGCAGTACCGGGACGCGGCGGGCCAGGAATTGACGGACGATATGGCGCTGGAGGAAATCATCGCCGATAGCATGCTGGACATGATCGGCACCCAGGATAATTTGAAATCCCTGGCCCAGAAGGGCAGCGGCGTGCTGGAACAGATCAGGGCCTGGCTGGAAAAGACGCTGGCCATGCTGCGCCGGATCGTTGATCGCTTTGCCCAGAACAGCCCAGAGGCGGCGGCGCTGAAAGACCAAACGGAATGGTTTGAGCAGCTGCGCACCATGTACGACGAGGCCCTGCAGAACATCAAGCGGAACGGAGCGCAGGCCCAGCAGGCGCTGTATAAAGACATCAAGGGCGACGAGAGCGTGGCCGCCTATCAGCAGGACCTGGGGGCAGCCGTCACCCCGGAGGACCGCGAAGGGGCGCTGAACGGGCTGCTGACGGATCTGTTTAACCGCATTGAGCGCCCCTGGATCGAGGCGCACCCGGACGAGTACGAGCAGGGATACAACAATTTCTTGGACGGCCTGCGGGACTTTGGCCAGGGGAAAACGAATTCGCTTGCGCATGCCCTGGGCACCAGAAGGCTGAACGTGCCTGGAAACGCGGAAAACAATATGCTGCTCACCTATGCGGCCAGGCAGATGGTGGAAATGGAGCAGAGGGCGCAGGCGGCGGCGGCCCAGGCAGCGGCGGCCCAGGCCGCCACACCCCCGGCCGTTGTCCCGAAGGGGGCAGAACCCCAGGCGGACGCCCAGGCCGGGGCGGAAAGCCCAGAAACGCGGCTTAGCCTGCGTACCGACGCCCAGCAGCAGGAAACCGACATCGCCGAGAGCGTGCGGGAGGACGCCGACTTGTACGCCCAGGCAATGCAGGACGAAGATACCAGGGCGGCGGTTGAAGCGTTCGGAAAGGTTTTCGATTCTATTAAAGGGATGACCGGCGATAAGGCGGTGCGCGGCGCATGGCGCGAACGGCTGAACGATTGCGCCGTGCGGATCAAAAGGGAAACCGGCAGCACTATCGGCCAGAAAACGCTGGAGGAGGAGCTTACCAGGCTGTTTAACGGATTGGACGAAGGCCGCTATGATGTGGGGGAATTCCTGCTTTACGCCAGGTCCATCGCAAAAGAAGTTTTGGGAAAAGCCCCGGGCGAAACCGTTCCGGTCAGCGCGACGACAAAAGATGTTTTGAACGTCCTGCAAGGCGATAAGAAAAAAGGGTCCGCCAACAAAGGAACGCCTTTCTATCTGACGGATGAAATGAAGGAGGCAATCAGTCGGGAATACGGCAGCGTGGCAAAGTATACGCAGAAAAACTTTGGAAAGCTGCGGATCAGAAAACAGGCGGAAGGAATTCAAAGCCTGGCCCAGGTATGGGCGGAAAAGCTGAACCCGCTCGCTCCCGACGTGTTTAATTTGGACGTGGAAGAAGCGGACATGCCCGCAATTCTGGACGCATGGCTTGAAAACAGCGGGCAGAAGGTATATACCGGAACCTTCGGGGCCAACATTGAACACTATGCCACGAGCCTTGGGCTGGAAATGCTGGGGGATTACCTGGACGCCCCCTGGACGAATACCAGGGTAAGGAACCTGACAGAGGAATTCGGCAAAGCAAGAAAAGATATTGTGAATCACTATCGGGATAAATACCAGGAACGCATGAACAAATACAAAGAGGCCAAGGAGGTACGGGAAGAAAAGCAAAGCACGATCGGGGAAATCAGGAGGGCGGCAAGGAAACTGAATAACATGACCTTAAAAGGCACCGACAGCCGCCACGTGCCGGAGGAATTGCGGGGCGCGATTGAAACCTTTTCTCGGCTCTTCCTGGGCGACAGGGCCGTTTACAGCGGAGACGAAGCCAAAGACATGGCCCTGACCTATGCCAAGCTGGCCGCGGACGGGGCGCTGCATGACACGTCCGCCGCAGCAAAGTTTGACCCGGACATCAAGGACAAGCTGGACTGGCTGGCTGCGAGGATTGGAGGGAAAGCCCTTCGCCAGATGACGGTGGAAGAGCTCAACGACATCCGCGACGTGGTGATGCACTTCGATCACCTGGTGGAAAAGAATAACAAAGAATTCACCGCAAAGGGGGAGAAGAAGGTAGACCAGATGGCCGGGGAAATGTTTGAACATTTCAAGGCGCGGAAAGAGGCGAAGCGCGGCGCGGTGGCTTCGCTGGTGCAGAAAATGATGTACGCGGAGATGACGCCCTATTACTACGGCAAGTACATCGGCGGCCCCGTGCAGGACCTGATCAACGATCTGATCATCGACGGCCAACAGAAATACGGCATGACCACGCAGGACGCGAAGGGATTCGCCGAAAAGACCATGGAAAAGTACCACGTGAATGATTGGATTTACTCGGATAACCTGCGCTTTGAAACCCAGGCAGGGGATACCATAGAGCTGACCAAGCAGCAGGCCATGACGCTTTACGCCTGGTGGGAACGCGAAAAGAGAAACCGCCTGCAGCAGGCCGCCCACCTGCGGCTGGGGGGCTTTACGTACAACACCAGCGACAAGGAAACCAGGAAGCTGAAAGGAGTGGATTTGCAAAAAAGCCATGTGCTATCCCAGAGCGACATGAACGTGATCGCCGATTCCCTCACGGAGGAGCAGAAAGCCTTCGTGGCGGACATGGTGGAATACTTATCCAAAACCCTGGGGGCCAAGGGGAACGAAGCCAGCATGGCTATGTTTGGCTGGAAGAAATTCGGGGAAAACTGGTATTTCCCCTATACCACAGACGCCACCTTCCGGGGCAAGAACTCCACGGACGCAGGGGGCGCCCAGCAAAAGCAGATCAAAAACTGGGGCGCATCCAAGAAGCTGACCGAGCGCGCCAAGAACCCCCTGAAAATCGCGGACTTCACCCAGATATGGGCCCAGCACGTGGACGAAATGGCCATGTATTACGCTTTCGCGGAAAAGCTGGATAACCTGGGGCGGATCACGAACTACGTATCGCCGGGAGAAGATTTCTTCGATCACGAAAAGCAGATTGGGGTAGTGGTGGCCCCCATCAGCATGAAGAAGGAAATGGAACGGGCCTATGGCGTGGAGGCGGTGCGCTATCTGGAGCAGCTGATCAAGGATGTAAACGGCGGCATGCGCAGCGATGAGCGCGGAATCGGAAACAAAATGTTCTCGCTGTTCAAAAAGGGCAGCGTGGCGGCGAACCTGAGCGTGGTGCTGCAGCAGCCCAGCGCTTACACCCGCGCCATGAGCATGGTAAGTCCCAGATACTTTTTAACCGCGAAAAAAACGCTGATTCACCCAAAGGACATGAAGGAAGCCAGGGAACGCATGTACAAAAACAGCGGTGTGGCCGTGCTGAAAAACATGGGACGGTTCGATACCAATGTTGGTAAATCCTCGGTGGACTGGGTGATGGACAGCCTGAAAGAAAAGAGCAGGGGCAAGCAGATCAGGGGCGTCGTGGACGAATGGACGGGCAAGGCCGCGGAAAAAGCGGATGAAATTACCTGGACTTACATGTACGTGGCCATTGAAAACGAAATCGATGCCCTGACCAATTACGAGCGGGGAACAAAGGATTTTGACCAGGCTGTGGGCCAGCGCTTCAACGAAGTCATGACCGCAACCCAGGTATACGACAGCACCTTGGCAAAATCCAATTGGATGCGCTCCACAAGCGTGTTTGATAAAATGGCCACCAGCTTTTCGGCGGAGCCCACGCTTACGTTTAATATGCTGATGGATTCCGTGCTGGACGTGGCGGAGGGCCGCGAAGGCGCGGGCAGGCATGCGGCGCGGACAGCGGCGGTATTTTTCAATCAGGTTTTTGTGAATTCCCTGCTTAAATCCGTGGCGACAGCATTCCGGCGGAAGAAGGAAGAAGGGACCACCTGGCTTGAAAAATATCTCTCTGAGTTTGCAGGGAATTTCCTCGATGATTTCAGCCTGGAAGGGATTGCCGGCATGGTGCCCTATGCCCGGGATATCGTAAGCCTTTGTCAGGGCTTCGACGTGGAGCGGGCGGATATGAGCGTGGTTTCCGAGCTGATTGAAAAAGGGAAGAAGGTACAAAAGGATCAAAGCAATACCGAAGCCTGGATGAATCTGGCCGGAGCCGTTGGCAACGTGTTCGGCATCCCCCTGAGGAACGTGCTCAGGGATTGGACCGGAATCTGGAACAATACCTTCGGCGGCGGCAGCGCCCCCCTTTCGGAAACTTCCTGGCGGGATATCTTGCTGACCACCCTGGATACCACCACGCCTCTTTCCTTCATCGACGTGTGGGATGAAAGCAACAAGGGTTACTATTCCCGCATGGAAAAGGCTTTGATTGCCGGGGACATGAAAGGGTATGACGAATTGTATGATTACCTTACGGACACCAAACAGGTAAAGGGCGATTCCATAACCAAGGCAATTAAGGAAGGATTGGCAGACAGCTTGGCGCAGGGCTTGATCTCGGATGACCAGGCTTTGAAAATCATGCAGGAGAAGCTGGGCATGACGGATCAGAAAGCCTTTGAATACCTGGATAAGCGGGTGCAGAAGGCTGCCCACGGCGACGATGAGGACTACGATTACAGCAAGTACGCCGGGATCATAGAGGCGGTGAAGGCCGGAAAGGATGTGAAGGAAGAAGCCGCGCGCCTCACGGAACACGGCACGAAGGCGAAAGCCGTGGAGGATGCGATTAAAGACGGCATCAAGGAACTTTACCTTTCGGGCGATATCACCAAGGCGCAGGTGGAAGAAAAGCTGAAGCAGTACCTGGATATCACAGAAAAAGATGATATCTATTGGCTGATCGATAAGTGGGAATATAACAACACCGCGAAAGAGGGGGACCCGGATTACAGCAAATACATAGAAGTGTACGAAGCCGTGAAAGCTGGGAAGCCCATCGAAACCGCCATGAAAGAAATGACGGATCACGGGTACGAGGAAAAGAAAGTGCTGAGTGAAGTGGAATCGCAAATCGGCGAATGGTACAGGAAAGGAGAGATGGACAAGGCTACGGCGGAAAAGAGGCTGAAGCAGTATATCTCCACCCTGGATGAGAACGGGCTTTACTGGCTCTTTGAGAAATGGGACGCCAACAAGGCCGGTAACAAGGAATACAAAAAGAACGACGCCTACGATAAGGCGATCAAGACCGGCGAGAACCTGATCCAGGAGACCAAGCGCTATCTGGAGCACGGCGTGGAGGCGTCCACGCTGGCGGGCCGGGTGACGGAGGTGTTCAAGCCCCTCTACATTGCCGCCTACGAAAAGGGCGATAAGGTGGAGATGGCCAACATTCAGGCCAGGGCCCTGACCGCTTATGAGCAGCTGGGCAAAAAGCGCAGCGACAAACAGAAGGACATTGCCGACTGGATCAAGCAATACGAAAAGCAAAAGACCAAGGACAAGGACAAGAAATAACCCCACAAAGCCCGGCAGGTGTGTCGGGCTTTTTTTATCGGAATTGATAAGATAATATTTTCTCAGAAGGAGGTGGGCGGATGGCGAACATGGGCCCCATTCAGAGCCGGGGGCAGATTACGGACGTAAAGCAGGTTATGAACTACGTGTACCAGCTGGAGGAGCAAATCCGGTACGCCCTCAAGCACCTGGACAGCGGGAACATCCAGACGGGGAGCATCGGGGCGGAGCAGCTTTCCAGCGCGGTTTTGGAAAAGGTGAACAGCACGGAAAGGGCCAGGCAGGCGGATAACGCCAGGAGCGCCAGCCGCACCAAGAACGACGCGGCCCAATTGGACAGCGACGGATACCGGCAGAAGAAGGGCACCTTCCAGGCGAGGGCGGACGAAGAAAGCTTCCTTTCCCTGGGCGGGGAGGCGGAAACCCCCGCGGCCCTGATCCGCGGGGACGGAACGGCGGCCCTGCTTGCCCTCACCCTTTCCGGGCTTCGGGCCCCCGGCGTGCGCGTGGAGGGGGCGGCCACCGAGGAAGAGGAAAGCGCCCGGCTCTATGAGATCGTGATATCGGAAAATAAGCCCCTGGGCCATGGGGTGATCTGGCTGAGGGCCGGCGCGGAAACCACCAACGGCAGGCCGTGCGATGTGTATTACATCCCTTGATAACAAGAAAAGACCCCTTGATAACAGGATAAGGAGCTTTGATCATGATTACATTTAGGTTTTCCGGGCGCACGCCCACGCCGGCCCAGGCGCAGCTGGGCATGGAAACGGACCAGGAGGCGGAGCGCATCCGCTTTCTGCTGCCCCAGATCGGGGACACCCAGGCGGCGCAGCTTTGCGTGATGATGCCGGACGACACCCCGGAGGTATTGCACATTCGGGACGGGCTGGTGACCGTGCCGAGGAAAATGACGGAAATTCCGGGCAGAAGCAGGGCCTGGGTGGAAATCCTGGGCGACGACAACATCGCCTGGAACAGCGAAATCTTCTATCTGGACGTGGGGGACCTGCCCCCGATTTCAGAGCGCATCGAGCTGCTTTGGCCCACGGCCCTCATGGAGGCCATCGCGGCGGGCTTGAAAGCGGAAAGGTGCGCGGCCATGGCCGAGGCGGCGAGAAACGTGATCCTGGCCTGTGGCGTTTTGTTTCACGTGGAAGTGGACGAGGACAGCGAAACGCTGGTGATCGACCGGGCGAGCATTTACGATGAACGCGCCTATGACATCGCCGTCAAGAACGGCTACACCGGCACCGAGGAAGAATGGAACGCCTATATCGAAACCCTGGGCACCAATTTCATGATGGAGGAAATCAGGGAGCAGATTCAGGAAGTGAACACCCTGGCCCAGGAGGCCAAGACTATTGCGGAGGGGCGCGCCATCGTGAAGGAAGCAAGCATCTCGATCCCCGCGGACGCCTGGCAGGGAAGCGCGGCCCCCTATACCGCCACTATATCGTGCAGCGTGGTAAAGGCGGAGGACAAGGTTATCGCCGGCATCGGGGAAAGCGCAAGCAAGGAAACCCAGGAAGCGGCGGCCAGGGCGCGGATCGGCTGCGTGGGCCAGGGCGAAGGGGTGCTTTCCTTCCGGGCGCTGGAGGAAAAGCCGGAAGTGAGCATTCCCGTGAACGTGATCGCATTGGAGGGATAAAGGAACATGATTATCAGCGTATTTCCAAACGGCTATATCGTGGAACAGGAAGACGAGGGCGGCGGCGGCGGGGACACGCCCCAGGAGGAAGGCTTCACCTATACCGGAAGCTATCTGAGGATCGACGACGGGGAAGGAAACTGGCGGCTTAAATTCTGGACCGGCGGCACGCTGACCCTGGACGAAAGCAAAGCGGTGGATCTTTTCGCCGTGGGCGGCGGCGGCGGGGGCCAGACCGGCCGGGGCGGGAGCAACGACAATGAAACCTGGTACTTTGGCGGCGGCGGCGGCGCGGGCGGCGAAACGGTGACGGTATCCAACGTGACCCTGGCCGCCGGGCGGGCTTACCAGATTGTGATCGGCGAAGGCGGCGCAATCGAATACGACGGCCATGATACCACCCTGACCGACGGCACCGACCCGACCCTGGAGGCCCTGATTACCGCCCACGGCGGCAGAACGGGCGAAGGATCAAAAGGCGGCTCCGGCGCGAACGGCGGCGGCGCGTACCCCTACGGCGGGTCCGGCGGCGGCGGCGGCAGCCGGCGCTCCTCCGACCCGTCTGCAGAATATGACGGCGGCCCCGGCGGCTCCAACGGCGCGGGCGGCGGCGGGTACTTGCCCGGAACGGGCAGCGGAAGAACCACCCGGGAATTTGGGGAGCCCGACGGCGACCTGTATGCCGGCGGCGGCGCGGGCGGCAACGTGAGAACCGCCACGATGTACGCGGGCGGCGCGGGCGGCGGCGGAAACGGCGCCTGCTATGATAAATATGGAAATGCCGTATACGCGGGCGAAGGGCGGGCCAATACCGGCGGCGGCGGTGGCGGCGGCCGGGACAATATGAAGGGCGCGCCTGGCGGCAGCGGCATTCTGATCATTCGGAATCATAGGGCAGCGGAGGTGGAGAGCAATGAGTAAAGATGTGAGCAAAATCCGGTATAACGGTGTGCTCTATCACCTGAAGGACGAGCCGGCACGGCTGGACATCGCCACCCTGGCCGCCATGGGCGGGGGCCCGGGCGGCGAGCTGGGCCTGGTAAAAATGGTTATCGAAAACGGGCGGCTGGTTTATTACTTCACGCCCAATACGGCCATCGGATTCAGGATTAACGAAGGGAGGCTTTTGGTTTATGGCAAACAATGAAGTGTTGAGGGAAATGTATTCCTACTCCGCGGCGGTGCAGGCCGGGTATAACGGCACCGAGGAAGAGTACCTCAAATTTGTAGCGGAATGGACAAACGCTAATTTCAAGGTGCTGGAAATGGATCTGGGCGCGGTGAGCGCCTATGCCATGGCCAAGGAGCAGGGATACACCGGCACAGAGAAGGAATTCGGCACGGATCTGGCCAACGCGGGCAACTACGCCCAGGCCGCCAGGGAGGCCAAGGAAGCGGCGGAGGCTGCCAGGGACCAGGCCGTGATCAAAGCCGGCGGAGGCAGGCCAATGATATGGTGCTGGGGGGATTCGCTGACGGAGGGCGTGGGCGGCTGGGTGATGCAGCCGGATGGCCACAATGCGTATATGGCGTACAGCTATCCGGCTTGGGTAGGCCAAAGCTGGGACGTTATCAATTTTGGGGCGCGAAGCGAAGACTGTCACGCCATCATGGCGCGGCAAGGCGCGGACCCCATCGTTCTGCAGGAGGCGCTCAGCATACCGGCCAGCAAAGACACGCCGGTGCTTATCCAGCAAGTGACAGAGCTTTACAACATCACCAGCGGCCAGGGGTTCAGGAGCCGATCCGGCGCTCTGGTGAAAATCAACAAAGAGGTGGAGAGCGCCGGGTTGAACCCCTGCGTGATCAATGGCGTGGAGGGAATCCTTTACAGGGAAATGCCCAATACGTACCTGAACAACGAAACGACCTATAATTATTATTTCAAGCGGCTCGAGGATGGCGAAGCTGTAACGGCTCCGGCCGGGACGGAGATAGAAACCTACGCGATGCGGCATTGCCACGGGGGCGTGGCGATTATCTGGATGGGCGCCAATGGCGGCTATACATCGGTATCCGATTGGATTGAGAAAGTCAATGCCATGATCGAATACGGCGAGTATGATAACTATCTCATAATCATCAGCCGAGAGTTTTCCGGGGCCGCGCTGCAGATGATCCAGAGCGAGTTTACCGATTCGAAGGGCCTGTGCCACGTGATCAGCCTGATGGATCAGCTGCCGTACCGCGGGTATGCCATGGCCGGCATCCCGTTCGAGCCGGTGGATACATCTGGGTGGGCCACAACGGACCCGGTCAAGAAAAACGCGCCGCTGCTGTGCGAGTATCTCAGCGGGCAGACAGGCGAAAACCAATACGGAGCGCTGCATTATAGCGCCTGGGGATATAAGGCCATTGGAAAGCTGGTGGCCGAAAAACTTGGCATCATGGGGCTTGTAGCTCAAGGCGGCGGAAGCGGCGGCGGAGACGAAGGCGGCGGCGGAAGCAGCAGCGGCGGAAACACAGAGCCGGAGACCGATTCCTACGGCACGCTGCTTTATAAGCTCGCTTCCCCGAGAACGCTCAGCGGGACGAACTATATCAACACGAAGGTGAAGCTGTATGACGACGTGACAAAAAGCTGGACTTTCGCGATCAAATGGTCCGGTGTGCCGGTAAGCCCGCAGGGATGGCCGGCAAACATATTCTGCTGTACGCTGGACGGCACCTGGAAGGGCCTGCTGTATCGGTACTATGAGACCGGAAACGCAAACCTGCTATTCGGAAAAACGGCATACAGCGTATCGCGCGCCAATCCGGATAATGAAAATCACATGATTGATAACTACGGAGACACGAACATTATCATCATCTCAAAAGACGGGGATGCCTATACAGCCCTTGTGAACAGCCCAAACGAGGCGTACAACTCCGATATCATCAGCGCGCTGACAGATGCCGACGCCATCAACCTTCCGCTTCTGATCGGCGCGCGCTACAACCTGGAGGGTACAGAGATACATTACTGCACCGCCTTTACGGTTGAGGATTGCCGGGTATATGATTCGGCGCTGGACCAGGAGGCAATGGCTGATTTGTACAACGAAATGAACACTTAATGAAAAAGGAGATGATCAAATGGTATCCTTATCGGATTTTCTGCGGGGCGTGGGGCTGAACGCCCACCGGGTGACGAAATACGAATGGGGCGAGGACGGCAGCAAGGTGACGGGCCAGCGCGAGGAAGTGCGCTATGAGAACGGGCAGAAGGTGACATACATCATCAACGAGCGCCCTTGTGATTGCATCGGATTGCCCATGGGCGGGCTGGAATTGGCCGGCGGCAAATGGCCCGGGAAGCATGGCACCAACTGGGCCGCACGAAATGCCATGGATGGCTTGAGTTATATTTCCAGCGCAGACGAGCTTTTCCTTGGCGAAATCGTGTTCAAAGCCCGGGAGCCTGGGGAAAGCGGGTACGATCTGCCCGAGGATTACGAAAGCAGCCCCGACCAGCGGGACTATTATCACGTGGGCGTGGTGACCAATGTATCCCCCTTGGAAATCACCCATTGCACCAGCGTGGACGGGGGGATCAAACAGGATTCCTCCCTGGGCGCCTGGCACTATGGTGGTAGGCTGAAATATGTGGACTATAACACCGGCGAGGATGCAAAGGAACCGGAACCGGGCCCCCTCTATCAGGCCGTCGTAACCGCGCCCACTGGAAAAACCGTGAATCTGCGCAAAGGACCGGGCATGAATTACGCCGTCCTGGAGCAGGTGCCTATCGGGGAAACGGTGGGCGTGCTGGACGTTTGCATGGACGGCAAGGGCGCGGACGGCTGGAACAAGGTGCAGCGCGGCCAGATCATCGGCTACATGATGCGGAAATTCCTCAAGGAGACCGGCGACGACGTGCCGCCCTGGGAGCCCCCGGTGGATACCACCGCCGGCGCGGTGACCGTGGACCGGGGCACGCTGCGGGCGCTGCGCTTTGAAGTGCTGGCCCTGGCGGACAAGTTGAAAGCGCTGGCAGGTGATACCGATGAATGAGCGGGCCGGGGCGCTGGCGGTGCTGATCGCGCTGCTGGCCGTGATCGGATTGATCGCAAAAATTCTTTTGGGATAAGGGGGAAAACAGATGAAAAAAATCGTGGAATGGCTGTCAGCCTTGGGCGGGGTGATCGTTGGATTTTTCACGGGGCTTCCGCCTCTTATGTGGATCCTGGTGGGCGTGATGAGCATGGACTACATCACCGGCCTGGCTTGCGGCTTCGCGGGGGTGAGCCCCAAAACCGAATCTGGCCGCCTGTCCAGCGGCGCGGCATTCAAGGGGCTGCTCAAAAAAGTATTGATCCTCATCGTGGTCGGCCTTGCCGCGCTGATCGACCGCGCGGTGACCGAGGGCAGCGGAATCCAGATCGCCGTAGTTACCGGGGCCACATCGTTTTGGTTCATAGCCAGCGAGGGCCTGAGCGTGCTGGAGAACGCGGCGGCCATGGGCGTGCCCATCCCGCGAATCCTGCTCCACGCCCTGGATGTCATGCGGCAGCAAGGCGAACCGCCCGACGAATCCCAGAAAAAAGAATAAGAAACGCCGCCACGGGAAACCGCGGCGGCTCATTTTTTGGTGATACCTTTATAATAACAATGAATTATTCACGCAAAGGTGTATGCAAAGGGTGCAAAAAAATGGTGATATGATCGCGGGGGTTGGCGTTACGGGTGAGGGGGGTATCCTTGGTGTAATCGATACGGGAGAGGCAGGAGCGGAGGAGGGCGTTTTGCTCGGCGGGGGTGGAGGCGTAGGGCCAGGCGGAAAGCGCGTGGCGGACGGCGGGGAGAATGGCGATGATCTGGGCTTCGGTATCCACGGGGGCGGGGGCGGATTTGATCTGGGTGATCTCCTGCTGGGCGGCGTCTATTTTTTCTTGGAGGGCGTGGCGGCGGGTGAGGTATTCGTCTACGGAATAGACGCCGCGCTCGAGCATTTCCTGGGCGGTGGTGAGCTGTTTTTTCGCCTGCTGGATGGCCTCTTCCGCGATGGCGATGGCCGGGGCGGGATCGGGCGCAGCTGCGGGGGCGGGCGCGGCTTTGCCGGAATACTGATCGATCCAGGATTGCAGGGTGTCCAGGATGATGGAAATAACCACATCCAGATGGGCGGAGGAGCAATTGCAGGTGGGATTAATGCAGGCGAGGAAAACCCCGTTGACGTTGGGCCGGCGGCGCATGGCATAGCCGCACTTCCCGCAATGGATGAGCCCGGCCAGAGGGTTGGCGATGTGTTTATTCTGGATCTGCGCGATGGTGCGGCGCTCCTGGGCGCGGACGCGCACAAGATCGTATTCCTCTTCGGTGACGATGGGCTCATGCAGACCTTTGGCGCGGATGTATTGATCCGAAAACGGGCGCTTGGTATCCAGCTGGCCGCCGGGCTGGATGGATTTTTTTGTTTCCCGTTTGAGCCATTGGACGAAGCCGGCATACACGGGCTGAAAGAGCATGTTCCGAATGGACCCGGCGTCCCAGGGGTGGCCGTTATAGGTGGTGCTGCCCATGGCGTTCAGCCGGCGGGCGATGGCGGACGCGCCCAGATCGCCATAGAGATACCAATCGTACGCCTGGCGCACAATACGGGCCTCCTCGGGGATTTGGCGGAGGGTGTAGCCCTTCGATCCTTTGCACTTGATTACTTCATACCCGAAAGGACGCTTGCCGCCCACGTAGTGCCCTTCACGGACGGAGGCGGCGCGGCCTGCCTGCATGCGGCGTTTGATGGTTTTGTACTCGCGCCGGGCCATGAAAAGCGAGAATTCAAAATACTCCTCGTCCATTTCATTGTTTGGATCGTAGACTTTGGTGGGCGTGATGATCTTAGTGGACGAGTATTTAAACGCATTGGCCACAATGCCCTGGTCGATGGTGTCGCCGCGGGCCAGGCGCTCCACCTCGGTGCAGAGCACGCCTTCCCATTTGCCGTCCTGAACCTCTTGCAGCAGGCGCTGCATCATGGGCCGGGCGGCAATGGTATCGCCGGATACGATTTCCCGGTAGATGGCGCTGGGGGCCACATCGATGTTCAGGCGTGCGGCCAGGCGGGTGAGGGTCTGCAGATGCCGGGCCAGGGTTTCGCCCTCGCCCCGGGCCTCCGCTTCCAGGTCCGCGCGGGACTTGCGAAGGTACATACAGTATGGCATTGTGCTAAAATCCTCCTATCGTAATCAAACGAACCCCAAAACTTCATGGGTGGTCATTCCGATTTTATAAATGATCGTCGGTGCCGTTTACGCCATCCTCATGCCCGGCGCCGTATCCTTCCAGCCATATTTCCTGGTAGTAAGGATCGTCTTTATCAAACCAATCGCGGACGTTTTTCTTTGTTTCTTTTTCCGCTTTGTTAAATCCGTCATTATACCCCTCTTCATACCCATCCGACCAACCGCTGCCTTCGTTGGCGTCATAACCATCGTCCCAGCCTCTATCATATTCAAGGGCGAGGGCTTCCTTCTTTTCGACATCGGCTTTCTTTCCGCTGCTGTAGGCTGAATAGAAAAGAACGGCGGCAGCAAGAAGAACAACAATCACATAAAATTTGGTATCATGTTCACTGCTCATTTGATATTCCCCCCCTATACATTAATCCAGAATAATTTTACTTGTTTCGAATCCGCTACACAATAGCCCGATCGGAACCAAATAAAACAAAACCGGCCCACGCGGGGCCGGTTTACTATTCGTGATACTGTCGAGCGCTTGTCAGGCGTTTTCGCTGGCGTCGGCTTGGGAAGGGGAGGACGATTCCTCTTTCTCCCTGGCCGCGATGTAATCTCGCGCCCTTTTTTCATCGGCGGAAACCGGGGCGGGAAGGGGATCGGACAGGGAGGAAAGGAAGCTTCTGGCATAGCCCAGAACCGCGGCCTGCTGATCCGGGGACAGCTGATCAAACGCCCTTAGCATCTTTGCCACAATTTCCGGGAAACTGAACTGGGCCACAAGCTGGTTTACCTTTTCCTCCTGCTGGAGGAACATGGGGCCGTTGCCCGTGCGCAGCCATTCCTCGTTGACGTTGAACGCATTGCAGATTTGGGAAATGTGGATGTCCTTGATCTTTCTTACCCCGTTTTCGAGCTGGGAATAGGTGGTCTGTGCTACGTGGATTTTTGCCGCGAAGGACGCTTGATTAAGCCCCAACGATTTTCGCAGCTCTTTGAGCCTTTCGATCATTTTTATCACCTCGTGACCTATCATATCACACAATTTAACGCAATGCAAATATTTTTTGAAAAAAGTATTGACAAAATTTACTCTATGCATTATATTGAATACGCAATGAGATAAAAAGGAGGCATGAATATGGAACCTATAAACGAACAGCCCCGGGATTATACCGAGGAAATGGCCGAACTGATGAACCAGGTGAGCAAGGATAAGCAGGAGGCGGTGGCCGCGCATCTGCTGGGCACCATTCAGGGCGTGCTGCTGGCCCAGGATATCCAGAACCAGAAAACCGCCTGAGCGGGGGAGGGTCGGGGAAAAAACATGACGATCAAGGAAACCGCATGGCACGAATTCACACGGATCAGGAACATGCTTTCCAGAGTGCCGGACGAAAAGCTGGCGGCGCTGGGTGAAATGCTGGACAGCAAGGCAACGGAGACGTTTAAAAAAGAAGTCCCGCCCCAGGTATTCAAAAACTATCTGGAGTGGGACATGAAGCAGGCCATCGAAGGAGTGAAGGAAGCCTTTCTCGTTCTGCGGGAGGGCGTGGAAAGCGGGGTTATCACGGTTCAGGAGGATGGGCAATACGACGGTAAAGAGCCCGTTTACACGATTCGCATTGATGATCCTGCCGATCATGGGGACAATCCTGATCCGGGCGGTAAATAATGTGCCCATCGGGGCAGCGAAGATATTTTACTGCCAGGCGGACCACGAATCCCGGTTCACGGGGGCACTGATGCACAACCATGGTTTTATAAATCGAGTAACCGGATTCAATTTGTTCCCACATAATTGCACCTCCTTTCCGCTGATATTGTATCACGAAGGGGGCAAGGCAGTAAACAGGCCGCATAGGATGAAGGAAGGGGGGTGGACGCATGGCGGAGCTGGTCTGGCGGGACAAATCGAAAACGAGCGGCGTGGTGGCGGAATACAACAGCCACGGGGCCACGGTGAAAATCGTCCTGGACGAACAGGCCGCGCCCATGCCGGCGGTGCCGGAGTGGGTGGGCGTGGGCCAAACGCTGATGATCCGGCGCTGCCAGGAATACCGGGAGCAGGTTGGGCACCTTCCCACCCGGGAGCTGCTGGAGCGGTTTGACGCCGCCATGGCGGAGCGGCTTCGGCAATTTATGGAGGACCCCCGGAAACACCCCTTCCGACCCATGAGCCTGCGGGAATTTGAAAATGAAATTGTTTGATTTTATGGCCCTGGCCCGTTCTGGCCAGGCGGAGGAGGCAAAGAAGATGCTGGAAAAGCCGGTGGAGCTGCGCTTCGGCGACCTGATGGGCCTGTGCGAGGCGCAGATCATCACCCTGTTTTGGGAGGACGGCGAAGGCGACGTGTACACGGGCAGCGAGATCGAAACCGCCGTGGAGCAGTACGGCGGGCAGCGGGTGACGCGGGTGATCCCGTTTGGGTGCGGGCTGGAAATCCATTTGGCATAAGGAGGAAGAAACCATGGGAACCTTTGATTTTCGGAGCTATGTGATGCTGGCGCTGATCATGCTGCCGGTGGCGGTGATCGCTTTTTTCGGGGGCATGGTGTACATGCGGCAGCAATACCTTCCCTTGATCCGGCAGCAGAATAAGCAGATCCGGCTGATGCAGCGCAGGGCTTCGGCGGCTGCGTGGGAGTATCGGGCGGAATAATGGAGGCGGGCATGGGGGACGGGACGCAGAGAAAGCTGGGCGATGCGGCGGCGGTATGCAAATATTTTGAGTACCACACCAAATCCAGCATCGTGTGCGAAGGGCCCGTGCCAGATACCAACACGCGGATCATTTTCCGCAACCCACAGCAGAAAAAGCTGCACTATGAGATATTTTGCTGCGCCAAGTGCGAATACTGCGAAATGTATCAGGCGGCAGAAGAAAAATACAGGGAGGAATAACCATGCCAAGGAGCTCGGCGGGAAAGCTGATTAAGAACACCCGGGCGGAGGCCATTACCCCCAGCCCAGGACGGGGACCGGGCGTGAAACACGATGACGGGGAACTGAACCCAAGGGACCCCGCAGGGATGAAGGACAATGTGCTCAACAAGCGCCTTTGCAGCCGGGGCCCCGCCGATTGCGAGAGCTGCCAGCTCTGCGCCTATGGCCGGGAGCGGGCGAAGCGGGACAAGCTCGCGGCCGAGGAGAAGGCGGAGGAGGAAGCGGCCCGGGAAGCGCACCGCGCATGGGCAGAAAACCTGGCCGCCACCCGGAAAGCCAGGAGCGAAAAATACGAATGGATGATCGAGGTGCTGCGGGATCGCATGTACAAGCGGGGCGAAACCATATCCAGCATCGCGGCGGCGACAGGGATCGCCAGGAGCTCTATCTACAAATGGATCAACGGGATGCAGCGCCCGGGGCTGATGCAGTATTGCGAGGTGATGGAGCATTTGGGAATCCACGTGACGGTGCAGGACAAGACGGGCCAGGGAAAAAATATTTTTTGATTTAAGGAACGCGCCTCCCCGGTGAGAGGCAAAGCGGAGGAGAGACAATGAAAATCAGCGAGATAAAAAAATTGGTTTTAGAGGCCAATCAATGCGTGATCGCAACCAGCATGAGGGGAAAACAGTACGTGGGCACGCCCTACGCTCTGTATCCCGTGGATGATGGGCTGACGCTTACCGAGGAAAACGTGGCGGGCCTGTTTGATCTGGACGAAAAACAAAGAAAAAACGTGGTAGTTTCGGAGCGGCCGCTGGAGGTCTGCGGCTGCTGGCCGCTCCTGAACGTTACCATGAACGCCATGGCATCCAGCAGCTTTACCATCAAAGGGGTGGAGGATTATATCCTGCTATCCGAGAGTGGGAAAACCTTCTGCCTGCCCACGCGGGTGATCCGCCCCGCGGTTGGGAAAACGGAGTACAGGCAATACATGCTGGGCAAGGCCAAGTACGGCAACCCCGTGATCGTGATAGAGGATGGCATGATGTGGGCAGGGATCGCCCTGCCCATGGACGTGGGCAGGGTGGAGAACATCCAGCGGGAGCTGCGGGCCTTTGCCTTCGGCCCTGCCGGCGGCGTGGGGAAAACGGAGACGGACTTGGAACCGGAGGATGCCATGGACGAGGACGAGCAGCTGAGCATGGAGGGCGGAAACCAATGAACGTAACCAGAGAAACGATCATAAAAAAGCTGAATGAATATGCTGCCAACCTGCAGCCCTCGATCGATAACGCGAAAGAATTTTGGCCGGAAGAAGCGTACAGGGATTTGGAGGAAATGAAGGAAGCCCTGAACCAGGCGGCGATGATGCTGAAGGAAAAAGTCCAGGTGATTGAGGCGTGCAAGTTCGCATGGTACGGGTCGGTTGATTATTTCCCGCCGGATACCAGCCGGGAAGAAATTGAAAGGCGTGTAAGGGATGAGGCTGTGGAGCAGTTGGTCAAAAGCAAAAACCTTAAAATCATCATTAAAATGGAGCCGGTGATGATGGAGCAGGAGGACGGCACGATTGAACCACGCGTGAGCGGCGGATGGCGCATCCTGCTTCCCGAGATGAAAAAGGAGGAGGAAAGCTCATGATGGAGGGAAGCGGCCTGCCCCTTTCCCGGCTGCGGGAGCAGCTGGACGAGGCGGTGAAGGACTTGTATTTCATGAGAAAACACGAGGGGGAGAGCCCGGTATACGATCGGAACATCCAGCACAAGCAGCAGCAGGTGGCACGGCTGCAATGGGAAATCAGCCGGAGGGAGCAGGAAGAGAATGCAAGCCGATGACGTGAGAAAAGCGGCTCTCGACTGCATCCGGGATTGCGATGTTTGGAACGCGGCTTCAAGCGGGAAGGACGCCGTGAAGATCGCCTTTTATATCGATGGCATACGCACCATGGCCGACGCCGTGTGCGAATTGCTGGAGAGGGAAAACCGGGGCGAAAAGAACCAGGCGGGATTTTGAAGGTACAAAGCAGGAGGTTTATGGCCTCCTGCCTTAACACGCGGGCGTAGCTCAAATGGCAGAGCCCTGGGGCGGCATACCCAGGAGCGCGGGTCCGATTCCCGCCGCCCGCGCCAATCCGCCAATGGCCATGGACGCGGCTGGCATGGCCGGACACGGAACAATAAAAAGCGGCAGATACACCATCACCAACAATTTCATACTTGTTTATTCCACACAAACAGCGGTTTTATTCCAGAAGCAGCAGCCGCGCACCAAGCCCCCGGGAAGGCAAAACTGGCTTCTTTCTATTTCTTCTTTCGTTGATGACTTCAACAGAATTTCCAATCTTTGAATCACACAGATTCGGTCAGAATTTGCCTGTATTTTTCCTATCGCTTTGCTTTACCGGGGGAACAGCGCGGCCCGGGGCGGAAGGATCGCCCGGCCTGTCGATGAAGGGCAGGCTGCCAACGATCGCCGCCCAGGGCCGCGCGGAAAGGAGAAATGATATTGGAGCGCTTGTCTGATTCGCTATATTGGGCGGCAACCGTCTGTGTTGCTGTACTATATATCGTTGTGATTGCGATTGTAAGGAGGAAGAAATAATGGGAATGGATTATGAAACGGCCAGGATGCCGGCACGCAATGAGGTACGCCCTGACAAGGAATCTATTAGTATCATGAATTGCACCAAGGAAGCGATGGCAGCGCTTCGGAACGCGGAGAGCGCGCTGGTTGAGGTGATCAGGCTGCTATTTGGCGATGAAATCGGGATGGCCAATATCGAGGATGGCAACAGCATCGCGGACTATATAGAATCTATCGCTCGGCAGGCGGGCGTTGTAATGAGATACAGCGAAGCGCTGGCCGAAAAGCTGAATCGATAATTTAGCATCTCAACAATCCAAACCCGGCTCGGTCGGGCTTTTTTCACCGGATTTTTACCTATATAATTTTTCGCACGGCCGGGGCGGTCATGATCGGGCTTGTATCAGGTATTCACAAGTGGATAATTTATACCCTTTCACCTGGCAGGGAGGGGGGAAAACCCCCGCGGCAGTGAAGGGGGGATCGCCAAGGGGGGGCCCTGCTCCCCCTTGGCATGAGAGCGAAAGACGAATAACGGAGGCACCACCATGCGCGGATATATCCCCATCCCGGAGGAGTACACCCAGGAGCGGCCCCGGCACAGCGCGGGGCAGGGCGTGCTTTTGCAGCGCACGAAAACGGTGAGGGCCGGGGAATACCTGGAGTGCCAGATCTATCCCGTGATCGATTGGCGGTATATGCGGGGGGAGAAGCGGGGGAAAACCACGGAGCAGATGGCCAGGTGCAATCTGCGAAACGCCCGGCAGCGGCTGACCCGGCTGATGAACGCGAATTTTGGCACAGGCGATTACCTGGTGCATCTCACCATGGCAAACCCCTGCGGGGAGGAGGATTTCCGAAAGCTCGTCCGCTCATTCGTGGGAAGGCTGCGCAGGCGGATGCGGAAAGCCGGCGGGGAGCTCAAATACATCTACGTGATCGAGGAGACGGGAGAGGGAGAAAGGCACCGGTATCACCTGCATATGGTGATGAACGGGGGGATCCTCACCCGCGACCAGGTGGAGGACCTTTGGCGGCACGGCCTTGCCCGCGTGGACCGGGCCCAGCGCCAGGAAAAAGGATTAACGGGCTTTGCCCTCTACATCACCCAGCGAAAAAACACCCAGGAAAAATTGCTGAAGCGGCGCTGGGCGTGCAGCAAGGGATTAAAGCAGCCCAGAATTACTGAGAGCAGCAGCAAGTTTTCCCGCGCTGCGGCGGACAAACTGGCCCGCGCCGCCCAGGAGGACGCCCGGGCGCTTTTCGAGCGCAAATATCCGGGATACCGGCTGATTGATTACTCGGTACGGTATGGGGATTTCCTGCCGGGGGTGTATGTGGAGGCGTTCATGGCGCGGCGGGAGTAAAAGAAAAGCCCCGATCAATCGGGGCTGTCGGCTGGCTTGCTTCGCCAGTTTTTGTATTTGCCGGATTTCACCCGGCTGTCGATGTACGGGGCGTCGGCGGGGATGAACCAGTCGCGGCCCATCTTGATGGCCCCGGGGAGGGTGCCCCGGATACAGCGGCGGCGGATGGCGTTTGCTGTCAGGCCGTGTGCTTCGGCGTATTCGGCGATGGGAACTAAGTTATCGATTTGCATTTTTATTTTCCTCCCATTCCTGGATAAGTGGCAAAAAATACTTTTTTTCGGCGTTTCTTCTGGCCGCAACAGCGGATTCATAATCGGCGAATGAGCCAAGATAGATCCTTTTGCCAGCAGCCATGATGCATGCGCGATAGCATACAATGCCGCCGCTTTGATGCCGCGCTGTAATGCCGTGTGCAGGATCAGAATTCATTATTTTTTTCAGCCGTGAAATGGTGGTGCCGTTCGCCCGGCCTATATCCCGATCAATTTTTCCCCGGGATGAAACCTTGCGTACACAGCCGCAGGAAGTTATGTATCCATCCCTAAGCCCCTGGGCGTTTACAACTTTTTCATTTCCGCAATCGCAGCGAACGAGCCAGCAGAGATAGCCAGAAGGATTCTGCGAACGCGGAACGGGGCGCAATGCTACGAGCGCCCCGAACCGCTTACCAGTTAAATCAATGCGCTTCATATTTCCTGCTCCCATCAGATGGCCATGTGGTACGTACCATCAGCGTTTCGGGTGATGTAGGTGCTTCCGTCGCCGGAAGTGAGCAGGGATTCCAGATCAGATACGTCCTGGATGGCGTCCAGCGTCCAACCGTTGCCGTAGATGGCATCCCCGTCGCTGAATTCATCAGTAGTATCGTGAACCAGAACACCTTCTTGGAGAATGGTTTCCTCAGCGAATCGGAAGGATACAGCGGTAAGTTCGATTTCGCGGCCCTGATAGTTCATGGTTTTCATTTTCTTGTCCTCCTTCATTTGATGGCTTTATTATATCACTCTTGCGTTACATTGTCAACAGGGAAAATGCAAAAAATCGAAAAAAATTTTTGCGCGGCAAAAATTCGGAGAATGGACGGGGACCGGGCAGGCATGCGCGGGCGCGGATTGATGAAGTAATTTTGAAAATGGAGCCAGGGACCGATCACACGGCGCTCGGGCTTTTTTTGTGTGCACAATTTTGGGATAATTAATCAACGAAACGCGGAAAGGGGGAGGCTCTTGGACAGGATCGAGGCAGAAGAACGGTACGTCACGGGGGATATCTCCCTTTCCAAGCTGGCGAAAGAGGCCGGGGTAACGCCCAGGACGATGCAAAAATGGAGCAGCGAAGGAAAATGGACGGAGAAACGGCAGCAGTTTCGGCAGCGGTCGCTGAATAAGGCGGTGACGAGGGCCGTTAACAAGCGGGCCCGGGAGCTGGAGAAGCTGATCCTGGCCAGTGACGAAATGGAAAGCGCCCTGGTGCTGGCCGCCCGGGGGCTTCGGCAGCAGCGGGAGAAGGATGCATCGGGCAACCGGATCGCCAATGGGCGGTTTCAGGCGGGAAACATGCAATCGATTGCGAACGCCATCGGCAGGCAGATCGAAAGTCGGCTGGCGCTGGCGGGCCTGCTGGCCCCTGCGGAAAACGAGAGAATTAAAATCCTCAAAAAACGGCAGCGGCTGGAGGAACGAAAGGCCGCCCGGGAGGAAAAGCAGGACGCGGACGGCGTGGTGATCCAGATGGACCAGGCTGTGGAGGAGCTTTCGGAATGAAGGTTTTAACGATGGACCCGCCGAACGAGCGGCAGGCGCTGTTCATGAAGAGCAAAAAGAAATACGTGATCTTTGGGGGAGCACGTGGCGGGGGGAAAAGCTGGGCGGTGCGCTGGAAGGCGGTGCTCATGTGCCAGCGATATAAGGGCATCCGGGTGCTGATTATGAGAAGGAGCTATCCGGAGCTGCTGGCCAACCACATTAACCCCCTGAAAACCCTTTTGCACGGGATCGCCAGGTACAACGGCACAGAGCACGAATTCCGCTTTCCCAACGGGAGCACCATCAAATTCATGTATTGCGCCCGGGACGATGACCTTCTCAACATCCAGGGCCATGAATATGACGTGATCGCCATTGACGAGGCCACCCAGATGAGCGAATACCAGATCAAGACCATCGGGGCGTGCGTTCGCGGAACCAATCCCTTCCCCAAGCGCCTGTACATGACCTGCAACCCCGGGGGCAAGGGCCACCAGTACATTAAGCGCCTGAAAGAAGGCAAGTTCCACGAAGGGGAAAACCCGGAGGAATACACCTTCATTCAAAGCCTGGTGACGGATAACAAGGCGCTGATGCGGGAGCAGCCGGATTATATCGAGCAGCTAAAGGCGCTGCCGCCCAAGCTTCGGGACGCCTGGCTGTACGGAAACTGGGACATCTACGAAGGGCAATTCTTCGAGGAGTTTGTGGACGATCCCAGCCATTACCTGGATAAGAAATACACCCACGTGATCGAGCCCTTCGAGCCCCCGGCGGGGTGGAAGATCTATCGCTCCTTTGACTGGGGCTATGCCAAGCCCTTTTCCTGCGCCTGGTGGGCGGTGGACTTTGACGGGGTGTTCTATCGCATCCTGGAGCTCTACGGCTGCCGGAAGGACCGGGACGGGCAAGACATCCCCAACGAGGGCGTGAAATGGGTGGACGACAAGATCTTTTCCGAAATCGCAAGGCTTGAGCGGGAGCATCCCTGGCTGAAGGGCAAGCGCATCCAGGGCGTGGCAGACCCCAGCATTTGGGCGGGGGAGGAAAACGGCATTAGCCGGAACGACATCGCCGTAAAGCACAAGGTTTATTTTGAGAAGGGGAACAACGACCGCATCCCCGGCTGGATGCAATGCCATTACCGCCTGGCCTTCGATGAAAACGGATACCCGATGATGTACGTGTTCAAAAGCTGCGAAGCCTTCATCCGCACGGTGCCCCTGCTCTGCTACGACGAGCACGTGGCGGAGGACCTGGACAGCACCCAGGAGGACCACGTGGCGGACGAATGGCGGTATTTCTGCATGACGGACCCCATCAAGCCCAGGGTGAAAGCGCCCGACGCGCGGCCCGTATTTGACCCCCTGAACCAATACGCCAAGAGGAGGAACAGGAAATGAGCGAGTTTAACAAAAAGCCCGTAGATGAGAAGAAAAAGAGCGGCGGCTGGCCCAATGGCGGGCCGGTGACGCCTGCGCAGGAAGCGGGGCAGACCACGGGAACGCCCACGAACAGCCAGATCACCGCGCCGGTGACGCCGATCCGGGACATGATGGTGGGCGGCGCTGCCCCTGCGGGCCCCATGGGCGGCATGCCGGCGCCCAATTTGCCCGAGCGCGGCATGATGCGGGATAACATGCGGGCGGGCGGCACATCTGAATCTATGATTGACCGCGCTATGGACAGCATGGGCGGCAGGCCCATCACCCGGCGGATCACGAAAGAAAAGCTGCTGGAGGCAAACCGCGTCCTGAAACGCTACCAGGCGGGGAAAAAACGACTGGAGCGGAGGCTGAAGGAGGACGAAAAGTGGTGGCGGGGCCATGCCTGGGACACCATGGCGGAGCGCGGAAACGAACTCGATCCCAAGCGGCCCACCAAATGGCTGGTCAATGTGATCATGGGCAAACACGCGGACATGATGGAGGCGTACCCGGAGCCGGTGATCCTGCCCCGGGAGCAGAACGACGAACCGGAGGCCAAACAACTGACCAGCATTCTGCCCGTGATCCTGGAGCAGAACCATTTCGAGGACGTTTACAGCATGCAGGCATGGGAGAAAAACAAACACGGCACGGCGGCCTATGCCGTATACTGGGACAGCTCCAAACTGCACGGGCTGGGGGATGTGGCCATCCAGGGGATCGACCTGATCAACCTGTTTTGGGAGCCGGGGATCAGCGACATCCAGCAAAGCGAAAACGTGTTCCTGTTGAGCGCTCAGGACAGGGACCAGCTCAAGCGCAAATATCCCCAGCTCAGGGATAAGGATTTATCCATGGATTTTTCCCTGGCCGAGTACGAAACCGAGGATAAAAAGCGCCAGACGGAGCGCGCAATCGTGGTGGACTGGTATTACCATACCTACGAGCAGGGGCAGAAGATTTTGCATTACTGCAAATACTGCGGCACCGAAGTGATCTACGCCAGCGAGGACGATCCCGCCATGCAGGGCCGGGGCTGGTATGACGACGGGGATTTCCCCTTCGTGCTGGATGTGCTCTTCCCCCAGAAAAACAGCCCCGCGGGCTGGGGATACATCGACCTGGGCCGTGACGCCCAGGAGGATATTGACCTTTTGGATTATGCCATCAATATCAATGCCCGCGCCGGGGCCATCCCCAGGTATTTCAGAAAGAGCGACAGCGCGATCAATCTGCAGGAGTACATGGATTTCACCAACCCCATTGTCAACGTGGAGGGCGGCTTAGGGGAGGCGGACATGCTGCCCATCCAGCACATGCCGTTGGACGGGATCTATGTGCAGCACCTTAACAACAAGATCGAGGAGCTGAAGCAGACCTGCGGGAACCAGGACGTGACCAACGGTATCACTTCCGGCGTGACGGCGGCCAGCGGCATTGCCGCCCAGATGGAGGCGGCGGGCCGCACCAGCCGGGACGGGAACAAGGGAACATACCGGGCGTACAGCAAAATTCTGGAGATGGTGATCGAGAGGATCAGGCAGTTTTACGACGTGCCCCGCACCTTCCGGATTACAGGCGAGGGCGAGGGATACCATTTTACCCAGTTCGACAATTCCGGCCTGGTGATGCAGCCCAACGCGCCCATCGCGGGGCAGGAGATGGGCTGGAGGAAACCGGTATTCGATATCCAGGTATCCGCCCAGAAGCAGAACGCTTACAGCAAAATGGCCCAGAACGAACTGGCGCTGCAGCTGCTCAACGCAGGCGTGTTTAATCCGCAGCTCGCCGACCAGAGCATGATGCTGCTATCCATGATGGACTTTAACAAAAAGGATGAGCTGGAGCAGAAAGTACAGCAAAACAGCCTGCTGATGCAATCCCTGGCCATGTTCCAGCAGATGGCGCTGCAGCTGGCAAGCCAGGTTAGCCCCGCCATGGCGGACCAGATGGCCAACGTGATTCTGGGCGGGCAGAACATGCAGCAGCTGGGCAGCGGTGCCATGCCGGCGCAGCCGATTGCGGGAAACAATGTGCCCAGGCAGGGCGGCGCGATCAACGGCGAGCCTGGAACCATCAAC